CAGCACTAGACCAACAACTAAACGATATGGCTCAATCCCTTATCAGCAAAGTCTTACAATTCGGAGAGAGTGAGTTCTGGTCACACTGGTTTCATAGATATGCAAAGAATGGAGATGAACTAGGTTCTAAGATGGCTAACATTGTAGGAGTCAAAGGTGTAGACAGCACAGAAGTAGACCTATCAGTTTTCCACACCGATTTTCCTCCAGGTATTTTGGTTTACTCTGCAAAAGAGGCAGAATATAAAGAGTTAGTTCTTCGTAGAGATTTAATGCAACAGCTACCAGTCTTATCTTCTACATTAGACCCAGATGGACTTAGGAATTTCTATAAGCACGTTTACTTCCCTAAGTTCCTACAAGACCCTTCACTCATTGATGTGGTATTCCCACCAACTATGGATGAAATGAAAGCTGAAGCAGAGAACGAGCAACTAAAGAATAACGAGATGCCTGATGTATTACCTACTGATAACCACACAACACACATTTACACACATATGATGGTTCAACCGAAGACGTGGGCAACTTGGTATCACATTAAATGGCATCAAGACGAATTAGCCAAACAAAAGGAACAAGAGCAAATGGCTATGCAACAAGAACAGATGGGAGCTCCTCCTAGTGGTGCAATGGGAGGAAAAGGAAAAGTAGGGGCGGAAAAGTCGAATCCATTAGCCCAAGCAGCACCATTAGCAACTGAAACAAAAAACAAATGAAAAAAACAACAAGTAAAACAACAGCAAGTGAAACAATAGACTTACCAGAAGCAACTGGAACAGATAAAGTATGCAAAGGTAAGTGTAAGATAGCAAAATTAGATTATGACTTTGGTCGGGGCGACCTCAACCTTATGAGGGATAAGATAAACGAAATAATAGAAAATGGCAACTAACTCATATAAAAACTTACCAGTAGATAAACAAGGACAAACAATGCAAGAGTTTGCAGCTCCTTTCTTATCTAACGCAAGATATACAAACGAGAATGCAGCAGCATCTTCTGTCATATCTGTAAACGATAAGACTACATCAATAGAAGTAACAGCTAATGGTGGAGCAGCAATATTACGCTGGGTTCCTAGAACAGAAACAGCAGGGGTTGGAGCAGCGGGAAGTGTATTGGGTGTAGCGGGTTCAACAGCTAATTACGACCATGTCATACCAGCAAACACCCTAAGACGCTTTGCAATTCCAATAGAAGTAATGTATCAAGCACCAAGTTCAATGACAGGAGCAAATACAACAAATGGTCTTTATCAACGAGTCGCAATTAAATCAGCCACTCTACTAGGGCTATCAAGTGTCTTAGTGAGTGAATTTTAACATGGCAAAATTTGTACCATATTACGGAGGTAAGGGAGGCAAGATGAGCAATGGAGCAGGTTGGGGAGGAGAACCACCAAAGAAGATTATCAAGAAAACGGCACCCAAAATACATAAGACGTCTGCAAAGTCTGCTGCCAAGAAATTAGGGTATTAAGGTCGAAAGAATTATAAGAATTAACATAATAAACATATGTCAATAAAACAACCAAGCAGTCCAATATTAAGTTTCCGTTCATCAATAGCGGCAGCTTCAACTGACAATGCTACTGTCGTTCTACCACAGGATACAGATGCTATTACTGTAATGGTAACATCTTCTGTATTTGGTATTTCAACCTTAAATACATTCGTTCAAACCACAGTAGATGGTGGTTCAACATGGATAGACATGGGAAATATCGGTACAATCGTAGGAGTAACAGGTGTAACACCAACCGCAGCATTAGCACAGCCATGGGTAGCACACTTTGATACTATCGGTGCTCAGGCTTCACAAGGCACAGCATCAGTAGTAGCAGTAGGTTCAGTAGTAAACAGAAACATCAACCAAGTTGGTGCTTCAGTAGCAGGTGCAGGACAATACACAGGCGTACCTATAATGGGTAGAGCATTGCGTGTTTTCCACAAAACAACAGGAACAGGTGCAAGTGATATTCTTACAAGAGTATTCGTGCATCAGCAATCAAATTCAAGATAATGAATAACAATCAATTAGTTACAAATAATGACCCAGACGTCTCTCCTGTTTTAAGAGAGAGGGAAGCAGTCTTAACTGAAACTATTGATGCGTTACAGAACATAGGGTCTTCTAGTTATTGGAAAATTCTACAAAGAAATGTATTTGACGTGGAGCTTGTAAAGTCTAAAAAGAGACTTGAAGTCGAGAGCGACACAACAGAGATATTCCGACTACAAGGTGAAACTCGTCTAGGTAGGAGATACCACTTAGACAGGCTAATCACTAAGTATAGGAATGAATTACAAGCAATAAGGAAAAAACTAATATGACAACTGCGACAGGTTTAAATGTGTCGAATCGTGAAACGGCTAGAAAGAATGGAGTCATGGGTTTTACTACTAGAGTCTATCCTAAAATCTACGGAGGGATTTGTGAGAGCTGTGGTGTACTTGATAAGAATCAAGGAGCCGAGTATCAATACAAACTCTGCGAACATTATAGGGGGTTGGACTTAGAATGTAACTATTGTGATGGTACTAAAGACCAAAAAGAGGTCACTAGAATATCACAACTTTACGTCTACGATCATCCAGTGATGAAAGATAGTGTGGGGCAACCCGTACTAGGTGTAGTATGCGACTCATTTACGTGCCAAAATACTTTCAATATAGAGTATGGAAAATAATCTCGCTTATAGGTTAGTCACCTCATAAGTTTGATGTATAACAACTAATCTCGCTTAGAAGTCGCCGAACTAAGTTGATGTAAAAGGCTGAAGCATGGAAGAAGAAGAATTAGAGTTAGAAGTTAACGAAGATATTACTAGAAAAGATAATCGTATTAAATCGCTCTCTGATAAAGTAAAAACAACCTCTGAAGAAAGGGAAGCCGAGAAAGCCAGAGCTGATAAAGCCGAAGCAGAAAGACTAACCGCTCAGAAAGACCTTGAGTTCTATAAAGGATTCAATACAGTCGCTTCTAAATATGAAGGTGCAAGTGAGTATCAGGATGCAATCCGAGAGAAAACAGCATTAGGATTAGACATAGAAGAAGCAACTATGCTAGTGATGGCTAAGGAAGGCAAATATACACCTCCTACACAGCCATTAGTGCGAGAAAGTGCAGTTGGAGGCAGTGCATCAACAGGTATCAACGATACAGCCGAAAGGGCCGTTGACAAGATGACACAAGCTGAAAGACGCTCTGCATTACTAGACATAGAAGCAAGGGGAGAATTTAAACTTTAGAGAGCCAACATTATAAATGGCAACAACATTAAGAGGCACAGGATGGGGAGGAGCCTCAACAAATACCTCCGAGTTACTCACAGCTTATATCAATGAGCCTATCCGAGTACTAGAACCTGAACTTAAATATGCAACCTTAGGGTTGAGGAAGGACATACCGAAAGGTAATGACCGACTTTTGTTCCCACAGACAAATCAGTTGCCTGTTAAAATCAATACTTCAATGCTCACCGTAGGTGGTAATGGAGGATTTGCAGGTGGTGGTTCAGTCTTTGGAGCAGGAGCATCAATTCTTGGTGACGCAACAACAGCTCCTGGAGCACCTGTTTCATCAACATTTGGTGTAGCAGCATTGGTAGAAGGAACAAACCCTACTTCAGTAACATGGGGTGCAACAGCTTACGTATCTGGCCCTGGTCAGTACGGAATCTTGGTTGCAGTATCTGACCTTTTGGTTAGAAACTCAGCTATTGAAGTAATCGACGACGCTAGTATGCAAGTACGAAATGCACTTGCAAGATTAGTAGACACAGTCCTACAGAACGTAGTTAACGCTGGTACAAACGGTGTTATATACGCTGGAGGCAAAACAACTCGTGCAACTATCGGTGCAGGTGACACAATCGCACAATCTGATATTACACGAGGTACAGCATGGCTTAGAAGTTCAAATGCGGCAGGACTTAGTCCATTCGCAGGTGCTTATTACGTAGGTATCATAAGTCCAGCAGTGGCTAATGACCTATCTAACAACACAGCTTCAGGTTCATGGGTAGATATGGCTAGATACTCAGATGTACAGTCAGTTAAAGAAGGAAAGTTAGGTGATTTCAGAGGCGTTCGCTTTATGAACTACGCTTACCAGAACTACTACAACTCTACTGTCGCAGTATCTCCAGTAACTCTACTTGGAGAGCGTTCTTTCGGTTGGGGTTATTTCCAACAGCCAGAAGCTATCCTTGTAACTACAGCAGACTCAAACAACCCTCTAAATCTCTACAAGAGTATTGCGGGTAAAGTAACACTTGGTGCTACTCGTTTTGAAGACGCAGTTGGATACATTCGTATAGTAAGAATCGAGACAGCTTTCACAGCTTAACGTTCTGTCTTTGTCCCTTATTTTCGACTAGGGGGCGAGACACAGGATATTAACCCTGTAATAAATATGGCAACATTAGCAACAGCATTAGCATTCGCAAGAGCACAAGCTCAAACAGATAGCAACGGACTTACCGATGCTAAGGGTATTATCTTCGCAAACGAAGCTCTATTAGACTTTCACAATGACTTAATCAGTCACGGCATAGACGCATCGCAAACACAAGAGGCCTACACAAGTGGTACAGCTAACCAAGGAACTTACTTATACCCAACCGATATGTGGTTCTTAAAAGCTATTGAGATAACCTTTGATGGTACTAACTATCTTACAGGTTCACAAATAGACGTATCTAACTTACCTGGCGGTTCATTCTCTTGGGTAAGGTCTAACCAAAGTACAACTAATCCCCAGTTTGACGATCGAGGCGACCAATTTGAAGTATTCCCAACACCAACCACAGCAATAACAAATATGTTTCGTATTTTCTACTACCTAGAGCCGACAGAATACACAGCGACAGGTGATACCATAGCTTACCCTGAGTCACTAGACTACCGAATACTAGGTTGGCGTATAGCTTCCTCTTATTTAAAGAGTTTAGGTAATTGGGAGAGTGCAGTACCTTTTGATACCGAGTATAGAAACAAAGTAGATAAATTAGTGAAGACCCTAGGTCGGGGTACTCAGCAACCAATGGAAGCAACCCCCATACAAAGTTCGGGTTGGAATTTCTAATGGCTTGGACTACCGTAGCAAAACCAGGAGCACAGAC